TGTAGCTTGTGATGCAGGTTGAACAAGTTGAGTAAATGTAGTATCAATTACCTTTTGGTATTGATTCTTATCGTATACTAGTTTAGTTAATACTATTTGTTCCGCCATTACCCATTAATAACTTTAAAGTTATAGTTACTATCAAACACTAATGTACTACCTTCAACAGTAGTTTTCAATAATATAGTATAATATCTTTCGGGTTGTAAACCATTCATATAAACCTCAAAATAGCTACTTGTAGTATCGGCGCTTAATTTGGTATAAGTTGAGTCAAAATCTATAACATACTCATTTGTATCTAAATCCTTAATAGCCCAAAAAGAAGCTGTAGGTAAATAGTAATTTTGGGTATAAATAGAAGCAGTTTGAAATATAATGGCGGGGAATTGTGGTCGGCAATCTACTCTAAACTGTTGAACACTTTGGCTATAGAAGAACCCATCATTATTGATAATAGAGGCGTATAGTTGAGAAGTATTAATCGTTGGGATTGTAGAAGAGGTTACATAACTAAAATCATTCCATTTAAAATCTATACAAGGAGGATATATTGTATGAGTATCCATTGAATAATACTGGAGTACTGGTTGGATGTTTAAATTTTGGTTAAACTCAATATAATAGTTACCTACAGCATCCTCATATGATGAGGAACCTTCCCACTTAACTAAAAATCCCTCGTTTTCTATCTTAGTATAAGGACTAAATAAGTTATTAGAAGCAGAATACCAAGCTTTTAAAGTATCAGTAACTTCTACTTTTAAATCCTTATCTGAGTGATATGTAAAGGTTTGGGTTTGAGATATATCTAACCCCGGAAGGGTAGATCCAGTATACCAAGTACCCCCACCTGCATTACTTGAAGAGTATGATGCTGTTACAAATGGATTAAAACTCCCTGAATCCCATTTTTTACCATCTCCTACAGTTTGGTAAGTCCAACTTACTCCATTAGTTACTAAAGGTTGATCTAAATACTTACCAGTACCCATTCCCCAAGCCCCAGAGATAGGATAAACATATAATTGAGAATCTAAATTAATACCTTGAGCTGTGGCTATAAAACATCTTAAATCAGCATCCCATTGTGCCCCATCTGCTAAATTATCAATAGCATTATCAAGTTGTTCTTGGTCAAACTTAATTAAGTATCTAGCTACTTGAGCATTACTACTAATAGCAAAATTTAAATTAGATATATCTAATATCTCATCCAATCCAGTATTCATCTGTGGAAACAGAGAATACATTGTAGCATCTTTTTCTGGGAAAATTTTGTATACTGCCATTGTCTTATAGTGTTACTACTCTACCTTGTATGTCTCTATCAAGATATTTTACTTCGAAAATCATAGGGTCAATTGAAGGGTAAATTACCCCACTAACTGTAGCTCCTACTGTATCATAAGCATATTGTGAATATCCTAAAGCTGTTCCTACTTTATTAGAAAAAGATAAATCTTTTACTGTTTGTACTCCCTCTATACTGTCTAATATTACAAAAACATCTCTTAAAATAATAGGTTCATTAATTTGCCAGTTTTTAATAGCAAAAAAGTCTTGTAAAGCTAAAATACATTTAGTAAGTACTTCGTTTGAATTAAAGTTAGGTAATACAATTATATCAAAATTAACTCCAATATTAATTATAAACGCATCTTTAATGCTAATAGAATCGTTCACCATTCTATATTGTGAAAGATAAGTAGATAAATTTTGTTTAAGAGCTACTGAAGCTGTTCTTAGCTTAGAGGTATTATCAAAAGAAAGAACATATAAATCAAGTATAGAAGCCGCTGCTCCGGAGGCTACTGATTGTGCTTTTGTGGGTTCAATATATGCCTTAGAGATAACTCCATATTTAGCAGGTAAAGAAAGTGCTCTAACTAAATAGTCATCTTGGGTTACGTTACGCAATTGTGTTGCAAAATTTGCTGAGGCATTTTGTCTTAGCTCTTCAGTTGAATCACCATCTCCCCCACCATCAGCTGCTTCTAAATTATTAGCTACTAAAGAGTTAAAAATAACATTAGCAGAAGTTGCTAAAGCATTAGATAAATTTTTTACAAAAGTAACATTACCTGAAATAGCATTAATCGTGTTGGCAGGTACATTAGCTCCTACCCCACCTCCAGTTAAATATCTTACTGTTAAAGTAGTATTAGAAGGAGCAATTCCGTAATTTCGGGTAAAAGTAAAATTAGAGGGAGAAAAAGCAGTTGTAAGCTTATCTACCTCAAATGGTAAACCTAAACCAACGTTATCTGGGTTAGGTAGAATCTCTTCATCTGTATCGTTGGCTGTACCTGCTCCAAATTGTAATTGAAGAGTAGTACTATCTAAAAAACGAGAAACAAATCTTCTTTGTACTTGTTTTAGTTGTAGAAGATAAGGAGTATCACCTTGATATTGTGATAAGTTAGGATCATTTACATTAGTGTTTTTGATAGAATCAAACACAGTATCTTGAGCTAAATAATCTACTTCATACCAAGTATTTCCATCAGAATCTTTAATATCTAATATTCCTATAATATTATTAGCTGTAATCTCTACAGTAGAAAACTGTTCAGGAGCACCAAACGTAAATTCAGTAGTACTGATGGTAGAAGATATAGCCTTACGAGTTTTTCTTAATAAATAAAACGTAGGTATACTTCCACCATCAATAGAATATACTGTAACTTCTGTAGGATCTCCTGAAGAAGAAACACTAAAATCAACCGGGTCTTCAATTATAAAAGGAACACTTCCTGAAAAAGTTGAAGTTACGGTTGTATTAGCAGGGATAAATAAAGAATAATCAAAATCTGGAGCATAGGGAGCTGTTGAGAAAGCTGGTATTTGTTGGTAAAAATCTATATTAACAGTAGCTACTTGAGTTACATTTGGTTTATAACTAAACATATAAGCTAACTCATACAAATTATTAGTTTGACGAGCATACTGTAAATACGTTTCTTGGATTTGGTTATCTAAATAAAAAGATAAAATGTCACCTACATAAGAGGCCATCTCCATAAACATTATACCAGGCGATGCTGGAGAAAAGTCGTTATAGGTTGTGGGGAAATAAGTACGAGCGTAATTAATTAAACTCGCTCTTAACTCGGTAAAATCCTTATTTATATATTGTATATTGCGTCTTACAGCCATTAGTTGAATGCTATTTGAATTTCATCTGATATAGCTGTATCTACAATATTATAAGTTAAAGATACAGTTATAGTGTTAATATCGGGATTTTGAAGTACTTCTAAACTTCCTATTACTACGTTAGGGAAATAACGAGTTAGTTTAGATTGTACATCTTCTTTTAAACTTTCAAGAGTATCAGAAGTAATTTGTTCAAAAATAAAACTTCTTAAACCACCTCCAAATGTTGGATTAAGGTATATTTCACCGGGTTCGGTTAAAAAATAGTTAATTAAGTTATTTTTAATTGCATTTTGGGTTGTGTATGTAGAATAAAACACCCCACGAGCATCAAAAGGTATAGCTACACCAACAGCCGTTCCTGGCTTAGTATCAATTGGAAATATCTTTTGTGCTCCGAATGCCATTTTATTTCTTGCCCATTAATCCCATAATCATGTCTAAACCGACATTACCTTCAGGTAATTTTGACCCATCTCCTGAGGTATTCATACCTGGGGTTATTTGTAGAGTATTAGCTGCTATATTTTGAGTAGTAAAATTAAGAGTATCTTGTCCTCTTTTCATATCTCCCATAATACTTTCCATCATGGCTCTCTTTTCAGTTGCTGATTTTTGTGAGGTTAATGAAGTAGTTCCATTAGAGGATAGTGTTGTATTAGTAACTCCCGTTCCCCCAACTCCAATGGGAGTTCCTTGATAAGTTTCCTGGATTGGTAGTTTAGGAGCACGAACTGCTTCCAAAAGGATATCTTTTAGTTCCTCTTGGATAGCTTCTCTAACTGCTTCTTTGATAAATGATTTTAATTCGCTCGGTTTCATCTGTTATAAATATTAAAATTAAAAAGCTTTTAAATCGTCTCTGTCAATTATTAGCTTAAGTTCATCGATTAATGTTTGTCTATTTGTTGTAAACGATAAAGGAGTTTCTAGTAGTGGAATACCCCCTTGATTTAAAGCTATAGCTTTTAAACGATTGACAGTGGGGCTAAAAGGTACTTCCTCTATTTGAAAACTAAATCCTTTGTAAGACCCATCGTTCACATCTGCTTGGGTTTGACTATTAGCAGTTTGTAATATAGTATCTGATAAGGAATCTAAAGTAGAAGTAGGGTTACATCCTATAATTAAAGTATCTAAAGAATTAAGTAAATTAGTTATATTCTGGATGGTTTTAGAAAATATAGCAATAGGAATAATTAAACTATCTATTCTATCTTTTTGTTTTTGTAATTTAGAATTGCCTAAATCATCAAATGTTAATCTATCAGACAAATCACCTAAATCATTTATAGCAGATACGGCAGCTCCAGGAATAACAGGAATAATTTTAGCTGCTTGATTTAATCCTGTTTTAACATTTTTTAAATTGGATATAGAAAAAAGTAGTATATCTAAAAAACTTGAAACCCCAGTATAAGTAGAGGTAACTACATTTAAAGATTGCCCTACAGTGTTTAATTTTCCTACTATATTATTTCGTTTCTCAACTATAGATTGTAATATAGCGGGATCAGGACATGAACCTGGAGTGAATTGAGATACAAGACTAGATATAGCTGAAGGTAATTGACTATCTAATTCAGTTCCTTTTTGAATTAGAAGTTGTCCTAATTTTTGTAGTCCTTTTACCCTTTTATCATCAGGTATAGCATTTAAAATAGTATCAATATCAATCCCAGCCATTAGAGTGTTTTACTTACTTGTGATTTAGTTGTAGTTTGTAATTGGGTAGCAATACTAGCTAATTTAGGAACTAATTGTGTTGCAGCCGCCGCTACAGCAGGTCCCCCTGTAGGAGTAACGGTTTGTAAAGCTACAGTTAAAGCTTGAAGTTGATTAACTAAATCTACTAAAATATTAATAGTAGTATCACCTTTTAAAACAGGTTCAGTTGCGTTAACTCCACCTAATAATACACTATTTGATTGAATCACGGATTGGGGTGAATCAATACTAAAACCGCTTATAGCGTTGATATTTACCGTTTTTTTAGACGATAATAATACATGGTCTTCGGTAGAATTAAATACTAAACGACCAGAATTTAAAATAAGTTGTTTACCAGCGTATTCGTTTGGTTTAGTAGGAGGATTAGAAGAGTAACTAGAGTAAGAAGTACTAGATGCTTCTAAAGG